TTACAATGGGTTCGGGAAGTACTGGAGTAGCTTGTAAGAACTTAAAAAGAAACTTTATAGGAATTGAAAAAGATGAAAATTATTTTAACATATCACAAGACAGAATTAACAAACAGCCAAGCAAATAATAGTGATAAATTAAAAATTATGAAAAGCTACATAATACTAGAAAAATTAATAGAATCTAAAATAGAATACAAAATGCTAGAAGAAGCATTAGAGTTAATTGTACAAAAGAAAGATGCTGAAATTATTAGTTTGAGCAAAAAAATTCGAGACCTACAATTATATGAAGCAGCTAATAAACCTATGAAAAAAGGTGAAATGGAAATACAATCTCTTTAATTAAAAAGATTAAAAAAATATAGACAAAATTATGAATAAAGAAATAGAGAAATTAACAAATAGAGTAATCAAATTATCAGGAATAGACATATTCAAAAACACTAGAGAAAAAAAGTATGTAGAAGCAAGATCATTATTAATCTTTTTACTCTACAACACAAAGAACTACAAACTGGCAGACATAGAAAAATACTTTAAATCAAAAGGTAAAAACTACAACCACGCAACAGTCTTATATGCTTTAAGAAACTTTGACACGTATAGACTATTTAATAAAAACATAAATGTATGGTTAAATGATATAACAAACATAGACTCAACAACATTTGAAAAGAGAAGCATAATTATTCAAAACATAAAAGCATTAAGAAAACAAAACATAAATAAACTCTTCATTCAAGTCAATGAAATGTATGAAAAGCAAACCCAACCTATAGATATTAAATTTTAAACCGTTATATATGAAGATCGAAAAGATTAAAATTGGAGATATTAGAGTGAACCCTAAGAATCCTAGAATAATAAAAGACAATAAATTTAATAAGCTAGTCAAGAGCATAAAGGATTTCCCTGAGATGTTAAAGATCCGACCAATAGTTGTTAATGATGACAACGTAATACTGGGAGGTAATATGAGATATAAGGCTTGTGAGGAAGCTAAATTGACGGAAGTGTATATTATAAAAGCAACAGGATTAAGCGAGAAACAACAACAGGAGTTTCTTATTAAAGACAATGTAGGGTTTGGAGACTGGGATTGGGATGTGCTAGCTAATGAATGGGATATAGAAAATCTTGAGGAGTGGGGACTTGAGGGGTTTCCTTTTGAGGATCAAATCGATAAATTAGAAGATGGCGAAGTTTTACACGTTGAAAAATCTTTACAAATACTACCCAAAAAAGAGTATATTGTAATAATTGCAGACGACGGCAGTGATGAGTGGGAAGAATTAAAAACCATTTTTAGCTGTGGAATAGTTAGAGCAGGAGGATGCACAAAAGGAAGTACAAGCGACAAAGCAACTACTGGAATAGAAAGAATATTTGATTTTAAAACTTTTAAAGATAAAGTAATAAATGGAATTCGAAATAGCAATACCAAGTAAAGGAAGAGCAGGATTAATTACTACTCAAAAAATATTCAAATCGGGGACTTTATACATTCCTGAAAGCGAATTAATGCAATATTCTATATATTCTAATAAAATAGTTACTATTCCTAACGAAGTGAAAGGTATTACTAAAACAAGAAATTGGATATTGAAACATAACGAAAATAAAAATGTTTTTTTTATAGATGACGATTTGCAATATTTTGGTTATGTGGAAAGGTCAGATTTAAAATACAAAATAAAACGATTATATGATGAACAAATAGCATATTCAGAAATTAAAAAGTTATTTGAAATTGCCTATCAAATTGATGCAAAAATTACGGGCTTTTTTACTGTTGGTAACAACCTAACTAACTATCCAAACAATCCTTTTCTTTTTAATGGCGTTTGCTTAGGCAGTTGTATGGGTATTGTAAATGATGGTGCTTATTATTTTAATGAAGAATATGAGGTGAAGGAAGATTACGAATTGACTTTGAGGAATCTTAAAGATGGAAGGTCAACGGTAAGAACAAACATTCTTTTTATGCAACACGAACATACTCAATTAAAAGGAGGTTGTAGGTCAAATGATAGAATTGAAAAAGAAAAAAAAGCATTAAAAATGTTATTAAAGGAATATACGGGAATGATTAAGGAGGCAAAACACAGGGGAACATCATTTACTATTCAGTTGAATTACTAACAACGACACAAGATTTAGCTGTAGGGTTAAGTAGAAATGATAAATGGAGTTTGGTAACGGCGGACAGGGTTAAAACAACTTGGGAGAATTTTAAAAAAGAGATATGAACAACACCGAACACAATAAAAAGCTAGTCGTAAAAGCATTAGAAAAGAGTTTAGGAATAGTAACAACTGCTTGTAAACAAGTGGGAATAGGAAGAACTCAATTCTATGAATGGCTAAAGGCAGATAAGGAGTTTGCTAAGGAAGTAAAGGATATAGAAAACATAGCATTAGACTTTGCTGAGAGCCAATTACACAAGCAGATCGGTAAAGGAGGTACTGCTGCAACAATATTCTATTTAAAGACTAAGGGAAAGGTAAGGGGTTATGTGGAGAGACAGGAGATAACGGGAGCAGATGGAGAAAAACTATTTCAAGTCAAAATCATAGATGAGGGAAGTCAAGACGAATAAAGTATTTAAACACCTAAAGAGTTCTAAAAAGAAAATAGTTGTAGAACAGGGAGGGACAAGATCAGGTAAAACCTATAACATTCTGTTATGGATTGTATTTGATTATTGTGATAGAGAAACAAAAAAAACCATTACCATCTGCAGAAAGACCTTCCCTGCGGTCAGGGGAACTGTTATGAGGGACTTTTTCGATATATTGAAGGGATATGGTTTATATGATGAGATCTATCATCACAAGAGCTCTAATGAGTATTACCTTAATGGCAATAGAATAGAGTTTATAAGTTTAGATGAACCTCAAAAGATTAGAGGAAGGAAAAGAGATCTATTATTTATTAACGAGGCTAATGAATTAAATTATGAGGATTGGCAGCAGTTGATATTTAGGACAACAGAAAAGATAGTGATCGACTATAACCCCTCAGATGAGTTCCATTGGATATATGATCAGGTGTTAACCAGAGAAGATGTAGAATTTTATCAAACCACGTATAAAGACAATCCATTTCTAAGCAATGTAATTAAGGAGGAGATAGAGAGACTTCAAAATATAGACGCTAATTACTGGAAAATATATGGTCTAGGAGAGAGAGGACAATCTAGAAGCCTTATATATAGCTTTCAAACCATTAGAGAAGTACCACCAGAAGCTAAGAGGGTTTCCTTTGGATTAGACTTTGGCTTCAGCAATGATCCTACTTCATTAGTGGAAACATTTATATTGAACGACAATATGTATGTGAAGGAATGGATATATAGAACAGGAATGACTAATCAGGATATAGCAAATGAGTTTAAAAGACTAAAATTAGATAGAAGAGATGAGATCTTTGCGGATAGTGCAGAGCCAAAAAGCATAGAGGAAATACATAGAATGGGATGGAATATAAAGCCAACATTTAAGGGAGCAATCAATATAGGTATTGATATGATTAGAAGATACAATCTAATTGTAACAGAGGACAGTATTAATACTATAAAGGAACTTCGAAACTATAAATATGTAGAGGATAAAAATGGTCAGCTAACCAATAAGCCTATAGACGCTTACAATCACTCTTTAGATAGCCTTAGATATTCAATCGTGAACAAACTAAGTAGACCAAACTATGGTCAATATGCTATTAGATAAAAAATAAATAAAAAAAATAGTAGGTTATTAAAAAAAGTTAGTTATATTTGAGTATCAATAACAAACTAAAACAAATATTATGACACTTAGATTCGGAAAGCACAAAGGACAACAGTTTGAAAACACACCTAAAAATTATCAAGATTGGTTATTAAAGCAAGATTGGTTTAAAGCACCTAAACAAGAAGTACCATTACATAGACAATCTTTAAGTGGTTGGGATGGATACAGTAAAAAAGGAGAGGCTATTTATAACGCTATATTTGAGCAAGAAAAGAAGATTTCTGAGAAAGAAGATTGTAGGCAAGGTATTTGCTCTTGTTGTGAGTACAGCAAGTATTACGGAATTTAAAAAACAACGGGGGTTTAACAGCCCCCTTTAAATTTACATTATGAAAATAAAAATACTTCAAATCATTATAGGCTGTTTGCTTATAATATTATTAACCAGCTTATTCTTTGCTTTAATAAAGCTACTATGCTTTTTATTTCTTAATCCTTTAATTACCATTGTAAGTGGGATAACTTTTTTGGTAGTGTTTTATATAGGCTTAAAACTTTATGACAAATGGAAGAAGTAGAA